ACTGGTCAAAAATCACTTATCAGAAATACTGATGGCAAGATACTAACAAACGTTGGTGAGAATTGGAACCCTTGTCAAAACGAAACCGCATTTGAATTCTTTGGTGAATTTGTTATGAACGGTGACATGGAGATGCATACTGCTGGTTCATTACGTGATGGACAAATGGTATGGGCTTTAGCAAAAGTCAAAGATTCATTCGAGGTATTTGGTGGAGACAAGATTGACTCTTATTTGTTATTCTCTAATCCACACCAATATGGAAAGTCAATTGACGTAAGGTTTACACCAATACGTGTTGTTTGTAATAACACATTATCCCTTTCACTTGACTCTAAGAAAGACAACTCTGTCAAAGTTGGACATCGTATCGAATTCGATTCAAGCCAGGTTAAAACTGCACTTGGTATTGCAAATCAGAAATTGAATAGCTACAAAGAGATGGCAGAGTTTCTTGGATCAAAAAGATATACTGTCGATTCATTGATCGAGTATTACAATACTGTCTTTCCACGTAATACGGATAAGAAAGTACAAGGTAAAGCTTTATCCCTTGATACACTTTCACGTAATGCTCGTCTTGCATTTGATGTAGTAGAACAACAACCCGGCGCAAAATTTGCCGAAGGTTCTTGGTGGCAGGCATTCAATTCGGTTACCTTTGTTACTGATCATATTCAAGGTCGAAATAATGATAATAGATTATATTCTTCTTGGTATGGTCAGAACCAATTACGAAAAAAAGACGCAATGAAATCAGCAATGGAGTTCGCAAATGTTTCTTAGAAAATTTTTATTAACAGGTGCCATCGTATCTTTTACGATGGCTGGGATCGATTATGCTTCTGCCGAGACAGTTCAGGATCATTATAAAAATGTCGTCGTCAAAAGACCATATTCGGTTCAGGTATGTTCTGAAGGCAATGGCAAATCAGATTTAGAAAACTTACTCGAAGGTGCCATCATTGGTGGCGCTATAGGAAATAATGTTCCAGGTGAAGACGGTGGTGGAGCAATGGGTGCTATCATTGGTGGCATTCTCAACAGTGAGAGAAACAGCGGAACTCGTTGTCAGACCGAAACCCGGTACGATGAAGAGTATCAGAATGTCTACTCGCATTCAACAGTTTCGTTTTATTATAACGGAAGACAATACACATTGAGGTTTAGGAAATAATGGAAATGAGTAAACTTGATTTAATTCAACAGCTTTTTGAAAACATAGTGACTGTTAATTTTACCAAAGTGAATGGTGAATTGAGAATCATGAAATGTACTCTCAAAGAAGATTATCTTCCGGAAAGGCTGGGGGTTGAATCCAAAGATCTAATTTGGGATGAAAAAAATAATAAATCAAAAGAATCTCTTTCCGTATGGGATATAGAAGCAAACGGATGGAGAAGTTTTCGTTGGAATAATTTAAAGGAGTATAATATTGAAAGCGCATAAACCAGAAATGCTTGCAGCATGGGCAAAAGAAAATAAGGTTGCTGGTTGGGAAAAGATTTACCAGGCATACGATCCAAAAGAAAGAGAAAAACGTAGGCAAATGAGTTTACACTATGCCCAACGACGGAGTGAAACCGTCACGAAATCGTGACGTTTTTTTAAATTCCCTACGCATATATAATAAAAAAAGAGGGATCGTGGTGATCCCTCTATAACTAAAAGGGAGAAATTACTATGGAACTAGTAACTCTCTGGATGGCAGTTGGATTTTTATTTGCTGCTTATTCAGTTATAGCAAACGATTCGGTACAAACTCTCGGTACTTGGATCGCATCAAATAATGAGAGATTTAATTGGAAGACGATGTGGTTAGCCGCTTCGTCTGTTTTATTATGGGCACTATGGTATGGTTGGTACACTAATGGTGGTGACATATCATATGGACGACTTAATAAAATCCCATGGCAAGAGATACAATGGTATCATGCGATGGCACCAGGACTACTACTAATATTGACACGTATAGGTGTACCAGTGAGTACATCTTTCTTAGTATTAAGTGCATTTGCATCTACTTTTGTTTTAGAAAAGATGCTAATGAAATCAATGATGGGATATGCAGTTGCAGCAGTAGCAGCATACATTATCTGGATTGGTGTTACAAAGATACTTGATGAAGCAAAACCTGTCAAAGAAGAACATAAAAAACTTTGGAGGGTTGGTCAATGGATAACGACAGGTTTTCTATGGTGGACTTGGTTATCACACGACATGGCAAATATTGCTGTGTTTCTTCCAAGACAGATACCAGTTGATTTAATGATTGGCATTAGTACGGTATTCGTTGCTGGATTATGGTGGATGTTTAGAGAAGGTGGTGGTAAAATTCAAACCATCGTTCTTGAAAAACATAACACAAGATACGTTCGAAGTGCCACTATTATCGATGCTGTATATTGGATTATTCTGTATTTCTTTAAAGAGCTGAACGATATTCCTATGTCTACTACATGGGTCTTTGTTGGACTTCTTTGCGGTAGAGAACTTGCAATGGCAACTATGACAGGTAAAGAAAAATTCAAAGTTGTGTTTCCATTGATTGGAAAAGACTTTTTGAAAATGATGGTTGGTCTTGCAGCATCAGTTGGTGTTGTATTATCAATCCATTATATTATAGTTCCTGCTGGACTATAAAAACACATTCTAAAAAAAAGCGGTCTTCGGGTCGCTTTTTTTGTTTACTTTTCAGTATAAATAGTGTATACTAATTAGGAAATCAATATGCTACGTTTTAAAACCTATATAATGGAGGCTAAAATGATGCTAAGACCTATGACGGCTGCCCAATGGGATAAGCCAAATTCACAAACCCGTGAGGATAGAATTGATATCCTAAAGAAGTTAGTAAAGAATGAAACACCTGTAGCACTTGTTGATGGTAGCGATGTTACATTTAAGAATGATAAAGTTAACTTTGATTCTATAGCTGAGTGGGAGAAAGAAAAAAAGAGTACTGGATTTAATCTTCTTACAAAAGATGGTAAGACAATTAAATCAGGCAAGATTGGAAAAGCTGCAGTCTTTGGTGGTGCTGGATCTGGTGCCGGTGGTGGTACAAGACAAACCATGTTGGCCGAAAGTCTACAATGCATCTATCTTGCATCGATGTTAAAGAATGGCATAAAAGACGTATCTTTCTTTGTTCCTGATGAGTTAAAGTCTACTATGAATAAAATTGATATTGGTAGTACGACATTCGAAGATTCGATGGGGCTTGATGAAAGCTGGCATGCATCAGCATACTATTCTGCTGTTGAAATTATCAAAGGTGGATATGTAAAGAAAAATCATGTTATACATCGTGAATCTAAAATGTTTAAAGCAATTTATGCTGCAAAGAAGCAGGCATTTAAAAACTCTGATATACCAGTACTTACAGATGATAAATGGAACCCTGGTGATATTTGGTCAATCGATCCTAGTTTCAAATTATCAGATTTAGATACTTCAACAATTGGTGCACTAAATATGAGTATTAAAACTTTATTTGAACAGAAAAAGCTTGTTGCTATATCACTTAAGAAAGTGCTGAAACCAACCGGTATTAAAACGGAAGTAAAGAATACAGAGGCTGGTGTAGCAGATAAACACGTATACAAAAAATCAACACTGAAATCCGATCGTATTAAGACAGCTTCTTTCTTCCGTAGTAAAGCTGGAAACGTTTTCTTTAACGGAACAGGCAAGGTAGACATACGTACAAGTTCATATCTTGGAAATGTTAATATGGAAATTATTCTTAAGACAGCTCGTGGCGGCAGAGCTGGAATGGGACAGGTTATATTTGGTGCAAAGAAATACATGAACTATGTTATACCAGCAAACAGAGATTTAGTTACAACAGCAAGAAAAATAGAAAAAGGCGATAAAAGAGAAATTCAAAAGTTCTATGATATGGCTAAGTTTGTAGTTAAGGGCTTGTCAAGAGACGAATTTGAAAGTGGTCTTTCAGATGCTGATCTTGGTAAAATACATAGTAAACTTGGAGCTACAATGGTAGCACATGCACTTGAAAAAAACAAAGGGAAAAAGGCAAATGACTTTATTTCTTATATTGTCAATTATGCTGGATCTAAATCAGAAGAGGCTTCAGTTTATCTGAAAGTTTATCAATAATGGATTTTAAAGAATTTGTAACCGAACAAAAGAATACACACATGACCCACATAGAGGATAAAGTTCTTTATGGTGGTGTAAAAGGAACACGAGAGGCAATTCTTGCTCTTCGTTCAATGAGAGACATGTTAGGGGGAGAACATGACGGATCTGTTAGTGTTAAATGGGACGGTGCTCCTGCTATCTTTGCTGGGACTGATCCTAGCGATGGACGGTTCTTTGTGGCAAAAAAAGGTATTTTTAACAAAAACCCAAAAGTATACAAGACTGATAGTGATATTGACAATGATACTTCTGGCGATCTTAATACAAAGCTTAAGCAGGCTTTGGTATATTTACCAAGTCTGGGGATAAAGGGTGTAATACAGGGGGATTTCTTATATGGTCCAGGAGATATTAAAACTCAAAAAATTAAAGGAAAGTCATACGTCACCTTTCACCCTAATACAATCGTTTATGCAATACCAGCAAATACGACAATGGCCAAGGAGATTAAATCCTCAAAGATCGGGATTGTGTGGCATACTTCATATACTGGAAAAACATTTGAATCGATGAAACAAAAGTTTGGTGTAGACGTTTCCCAATTAAAATCTTCAAAGAATGTTTGGTCACAAGATGCTATGTTAAGAGATATGACTCAATATACAATGAGTAAAAATGATACAAAGGAAGTGAATGAGTATCTTTCAACTGCCGGTTTTATTTTTAATAAGATTGCTGGTTCAACTCTTAGACAACTTGAAAACAACCAGCAACTTGCCGGAATGATTGAAACGCATGGCAATAGCTATGTAAGAGCTGGTGCACTCCCCCCTGATCCAAAGAAAAGGGTTGATTCGTTAATTAAATTTATTAATGACAAGTATCAAAAAGAAATGGATAAAAGATCTACTGAAAAGGGTAAATTTTCACAAAAAACAAAAAGGGATGAAGTACTAAAATTCTTTTCAAAACAAAATAGGCAATCTTTAATACAGATGTTTGAGTTACAAAGGGTTATAGTTCTAGCGAAGTTAAAAATTATAAATATACTAAACAAGTTAAACAAAACACAAACCTTCTTAAAAACAAAGAAGGGTTATCGTACAACAGGCCAAGAAGGCTATGTTGCTATTGATAAACTTGGTGGTGATGCAGTGAAAATTGTTGATCGAATGGAATTCTCATTTGCCAACTTTTCACCTAATGTTATAAAAGGATGGGATAAACCGGGGAGAAATTAATGTTATCTTTTAAAGATATGATGACTGTCATGTATCGTCCAGGCGAAGACG